AAAAGGTCAACAGTAGCACCAAACTCGGTTCTGTTGGCCGCAGCAACACCTCTAAGAGTTTCAAATGTCTTCGCAAGGTCTTGTTGAGCAATACCAGCAGCCAACAGTTTGTTTTCATATTGTGTAATTTGATTACTAGCATCAATTAAAGTCTTGCCAAAGTTAACCACTGCTCCAACGCTCAAGGCAGCAGTTAATCCACCCAATGCACCTTTAAGTCCAGTAAGTGCTGTGGTAGCACCTTTGGTATCTATATCTAAAACATAACGGTCTCTAATTGTTGCCATTTTATTATCCTAATATTTTTCTTACCAAACGCCGAATATGAGCAATGGTAGGTTTGGTCATGCCCTCAGGTGCTTGACGACTGTAACCCTCATTCAATCTATTTGCATATGGATAATCACCTGTTATGGTTCCGCCAGTTTCGGTCGAATCATAATCAGTATTTTTCCTTGCATTACCAGATTTTATTGGAGTTGTTTTTCGAAAGAATTGGTATGCGTCAGGTGGAACAGAGCCAAGCCTTTTTAGTTTTGCTTGTATATCTGGCGATATTCTATTACTTGTCTGACGCAATGCCATTTACTTGTTCCTTACCGTGTTGAGCATTGATTGCATTTCTTCCGCTGTTAAGTCGTTTGAAATTTTACCTTCGCTCTTGTCCTTGTGTTTTCGATTCAACCAGTTTTCATAAGCAATAGCCATTTGTGCTATTTGCAAATCAATACTACTCCCAGACTCGACGATTTCACTGGGTAATTTGCCATAACGTTTTGCAACAAAATCCAGTGTAAGCCACGCATTTATGCTTGGCGTTATTTTTCTAAAGTCTGGGTTTGCAGGTTTCCCAACTGCTTGATGACCTCCGTAACAATACTCATTAATAGATCGCTGGGTAGGATTTCACCTGCCTCAACAATCGGTGTTCCATCTTCGTCGTAGATCATGTCTTTCACAACCCGGCTCATGGTTATAAAATCCTGTTCTTCAACGTTCATTAATTTAAAATAGGTGTCGATCTCATAACGATCATACATCCAAAATTCAACTGGTTCGCCATACTTTTTAACAATCTTTTCGTTGTCAACTGTGGCCCGTATCAATTGTGGTTTCTTTGAAAGTGCTTTAAGTTTCATCTTTTAATCCTTTTTTCTATCGATCAACTTGTGTGCCAACATGAGAATAAATTGTATTCTCTTTTGGACTTTTTCAATATCGGCTCTAGCATCCTTGGTTTCCGCTGTTGCCTTAGCAGCCTCTGCTACTATACTTTGATAAATCTCTTCATCTGTCTTTGAATCTATTAAATCAGTCATCTTTAAATCCTGTCGTTAATATATTTAGCGGGATATAAAAAAAGGCTGCCGAAACAGCCTTTTTTCATTCGCCTTAAGCCCTCACGCCCTTATGCGACTGTGTAGTCACCTGTTACAGTGATAGTGATTGGTGATACCCAAACTGGTGCGTCAGCACTAACAGTTGGAGCAAGACCAGTTACATAGCCCACGCCTGAGATTGTTTTACCGGTAGCAGCGGCCGAAGTGTCGCCTAGGTAAAGTTCAAACTCAACTAAAGTCTTGTCTGTTGAAAGACCAAAGATACCTTCTTTTTCAGCAGTGCCAGCAGTAGCCGAACTCTTTCCGAAGAAAGCATCTTGATCAAGAACAAGGTTCATTGATAGTGAGTTGGTTGCAGTAGTTGCAATTTGTAGTTTAGAACCCGAGTCTAATTGGGTCCAAGTAAAAACGTCATTCGCAGCATTTACAGTAACATCTTGTAGTGCTGGAACAGTGTAACCTGTGTCTGAACCGTTTGAAGCAATGCTTAATTTAAGAGTTGCTTGAACGCCTGAAACACCTGGTGCTGGATAAATGTATGCCATTGTGTTTTGTTCCTTTATCTAATTTTGGTATACGAGTAATCTATTTGAGTCACAAGTAAGTCATTTTCTACACTAGTAGATACTGTTGCCTCGCGGCTGTTGTATCCTTGTGTAACATTGATATCCTTTGCGAATATCAACTGACCTACCAATGAATCATAGTTATTGGGTAATAGTTTAGCATCGTTGCTGAAGTAAACAGTTACTGATGTTGTATATGTATGGATATCCAATCCTCCCAAAGTTGAGATTAGTGGAGTCTCCGCATATTGATTTACATCTACATAAATCCTTTTGGGATTCTTAAGATATAATGGAGTGCCTGATTCTACTCTTGGAACTTCATCACTTACAGTGTAAGAACCTAAGTTTAAAGCACGAATGTAATCAAGCACTTCCTGTCTCATCTGACCCTCTTAAGGTTGATATTTCCTGGTTGTTTCTCTGCACTAGAAATAGTTCCATTGCCCGAAAAGTCATACCAATCACCAGCAGTCAGTAATTCTATAAGAAGACTTTCTGCTTTATTAGTGTAGTATCCCATCTTTTCTACTTCAGCGTTTCTTTCTTCGCCAAAGTCTGCAATCAATGGTAGGATATACTCACTCATTGCAGTGTAAACACATAGGTCAGCAAAATCATTCTGTCTAGCAGCAATCTTGTCTGGATCCAATGCTGGGATATCAGCAACTGTGTTGATGGGTGTGCCACTTACATCTCTACGGATATAATAACTCACCCACCAATCACTTGCACGAATCTTTGCGAGTATTCGCTCAGTTGCTCTAATTAAAAGAGGTTCGACAACATCATCAGTAAGGCTTTCATTGTTATCAAACAGGCGTTGATCTCTCGCAGCCAAGTCTGAATACTCTGCAAAACTAATTACGGTATTATTTTCAATTATGAAAGCCATACTGTTACCTCTCCGGATTAGTCGCTAGCACTACCTACGATTTTTACACCGTGGCTGTTGATAAGGATGTTCTGACCTGAAACAGCAGTCATCATAACGTCAGTGCTGCGTTCTGCGGCTTGACGCTGTGTTTCCATGCTGATTCCACCACGCATTGCGTGACCCAGTGCTGAAGCAGCAAACACTGCACCAACCATGTTCAATTCGCTGTCAGCATCGGTATCAAGATCGCTCTTTACTAGGCTTGATTCGAAGATCGAGCATCCGCCTAAGGTGCCAATGAAGCCACGCTCTAGAACAGCAGAACCCAGTGCAGCAGCAGTTGCTACTGTTCCACCAGCGTTGTAAAGTGCTTTCTTAAGTTGTAGTGCTTGACGAGGACCAACAACTGCGAACAGTGGGCCAGTTACCTTAGCAGCACGTAGAGTTGCAACTGCTTCGAACACGTTGTCTACGCTGATTGCCGAATCTTGTGTTCCAACGCTTGCTGAGAAACTGTTGAACAGAGCGAACACGTCTGAGTCCATCTTTTCAGCAATTGCACGACCTGCTTGACCACCAAGATCAGCAATAACGTCACGCTGTGCTGAATCACGTAGGAAGTCTGTTACTTTGAAGTAGGTTCCGATTTCACTTAGAGTGATATCAACTGAACTTGTGCCAGTATCAGCAGCACTTGGTGCAGTTCCTTCAGTTAGAGCCACAGCACTTACGCTTGCGTAAACTGGAACTTGAAGAACTTTACCAGCGTTTGCTGGGAAGTCGAAAGTAGTTACTAATTGACGAGCAATTGACTGCTCGTATGCTTGGAATTGTGCTTCAGCAAGAAGGGCTGTAAACAATTCACTGTTGATTGAAGTAGTATTAGCCATTTATTAAGTCTCCTGGATTATAAGGCATTAAACGAGGCCGTTTGCCTTGGCCTCTTTGTATCGTTGTCTATGGGCAGGATTCTTCATATCCAAACTTGCAAGATCAAATTCAACCTTGACAGTATTTCCAGCATTTGACTTGGTATTTGTTGTTGAACTACCAGGCATTACAAAATGTGGATTTGTGTCTAAAAATTCTTTTACTAAATCATCAACTCCTAATGGAGTTCCTGCATCGGAATAACGAACCACGCCCTTTGAGTCTACCACTTCAACTTCGCCTTCGACGCCAAGTCTTACATTAGTAGCCAACAAACTCTTAACCTGCTCAGGATTAACTGAACGGTATTTGCTTGCTGCATTTAACAAAGGTGTATTCACTCGGTATTCCTTAATGATTTGATCTCTTTTTTGGATTTCCGCATCCTTTTTAGCAGCGAAATCTTGTAGAACTTTATCAAACTCACCACGCTTTACGGCTTCTTCTTGTTTCTGCTTTTCTGCGTTGGTTTTTAATTGCTTGAGTTCGTTCAAATCCCCTAATTCACTAAACTGCTTTTCATATTTGGTTCTCATACGAGCCATCATAGCATCTAGTTCTTTTTGGGTATAAGTTTTCTCTGCTGTTGCCTGATTATCAGTTTGAAGGTCTGTTGCATCAGTTGCATCACCTGTAGCCAATGAATTGTCTGTCATTGTGGCATCACTCCCTTTATGGATTATATAGTTTATTTACCAATAATGTATAAAACACCGTCGATAATGATTACTTTCCGTAACCTTTGCCTTTACGTTTAGTTGTTTTTTTCATTGTTGTTTCCTTTACTTTTTCTTTGTGGTTTTTTTGTATCCTGAAGCGTAGATGGCTCTACCCTGACTCGCGGCTTGTGCTTTGGTCGGATAAAGTTTACCACTAGACCCCCATTTATAACCACCCGCAGTTTTACGCACTGGCATTCTGATTCTCCTTTACAGGCACAAATAGATGACGACAATTGTATCCCCCTCTCACAATAAAAGGATTGCCTGGGGCTTTGCCACCCCAACTCTGAGTTCGCCATATCCGTTCTATTTCTTTACGAGTATAGATTCGATTATTATGGCTTGCACAGAATCCTCTCGTGGTTTGGATTATACCACCTACGTAACGGAATTTCAGTGTTGGATCTATGCGGGCTCTTATCAAAGTAAAAGCACCGTCAAAGTTTCTAATTAAAGTTCTAAAGGTTTGAGCAATACGCTTAATACTAACTTCTATTGACTTTCTTAGATCTCTTAATATTGTTGGGACAGCAGCACCAGCAATGGCAGCAATTGCAAGAGTTTGGATTATGCTTTGTTGTTCATTTTCCACTTGGTTCAACACTGCGGCAACTGTTTCTGCTTGCAGTGCAGAGATTGTTGAGGCTTCTTCGGGTGAACTTGCAGCGGAGAGCACGTCCGAATTCATTTCACGATTACTAGCCGCAATCGTGTTTAGAGTGCCGGCTTGCTCTCTAATCCATTGCTTTAGTGGAAAAAACAAGGCTAGGATTGCAGTTCTGTCTGGTCGAGGATTCTCTGCTAATCCTGCAAATATATCTCGATACAAAGGCTCAATTCCACGAGCAAAACTTTTTACAGTTCTTTCAATTAGTGCATCGTGTTGATTGATACCCTCTTGAGTTGCCATTAGATGTGGACCCAACCTTGAGCAGCAAGTCTAGTGTGGTCTGCCTCAGTCTTTGCAATCTCCATAGCACCCGATTCTGGATCCATCATTATGTGGACTTCAAAACCTTCATCCTCTGATTCCATTTCATCTTCCATCTCATCCTCAGGACTCATTTCATCTTCAGCGTAACCCTCAACTGCCGATTCCATTGAGCCCACAGGTGCTAAATCAATTTCACGTTCAATTTGTGCTTGAACGTCATCATCTGAACTGATTGCAACTTTTGCAATTGATTTTTGCAATTCACGCTTAAATGTTTCGCTGCCTACTTGTGCAGTTTGTGCAGTGAGATAACGATCAAGGTCTTGACGGTTGTCACGAATGTTGAAACTGTCTGGATAATCAACCATGCCATCCCATTCAGTGTTCATATACATAGCCCATAGGTTCCAGATTTGTTCTTCTGTTAATTCAAGAGCATCACCTTTGTCTGATAGACGTGCATTTAACAGACTAAACTCAGTTTCAAGGGCTACGCCACTTACGGTTCTACTTTCAGTTGCTCTTACGGCTCCGGTATTTGCCATCTTGTCTATACTCTCAATAGTCTCTCTAATAGTTGCAAGAATCTTTTCTACGGCCGCACCCGAATATTCAAGAAGGTAAGGTTTCAAACCTGGATCGATGTTTTCTGGCATGTGGATGATTGCACCCGAACCTGTGCCAGCAATTGTGTCTGGAGTCTTTACTAGACTTGGATGTGTATCCATTCTAATGCTTTGATCAATTTCACTGGTAGCATTGTAGATAAACTTTTGTGCATCAGCAATGTCAGCGATATCGCTTACACCAATACCACGCATGATTGATCTCTTGTTGTAGGAAATAACAGCAGGAATAAAGCCCAGTCCATTGGT